ATAGCACAGAAACACTGTGTCGCACAATAGGGAACAACCCTGGATACACATGATGCTCCGCATGACGTATTGAATAACGTCACTTCGTGACAAATACAGAATGCCGAAGGCGTCTTGAGTATGTAACCTATTGATTTACTTGAGCTTTTTCCTTGAGCATATGCCTTGAGTATATATCTTGAGCCTGGATGCTTGGGGTATTGAGGATGAATAATTGGGGTGGGAGTCAATACACACATATAGCATACCCTATATGGTCTTATATAAGATTTGAGATATTCTTGAGCATATATGCTTGAGGGGTAGGCAGGGGGTGTACCTGGGGTTCATATAGGTGCATTGCAACTAAAATTTATCTAGCAAAAATTCCAACAATTGGAACGCTTGCACCTTAAAAATTTCTAGCAGAAATTATTACAATTGACACCCTTGTGACTAAAAAATATCCCACAAAAATTCTGACAATTGACCCATCCCTCTCCCACATGTCAGAGCTTGAGGATTATGCCTTGAGACGCCTTCGGCAATGGCCCGTAGGGCCGTAAGAGGATACGATTAGACGAAGGGATGCGGAGCATCATACGATGCCCCTTGCATCTGTTAACATCCATAAAGGAATGAAATGAGTAAGATTACATTGAACGATGTAACAAACATTGATGCTCTGTCAGTTATCAATGACAATTTTGATAAGATTGAGCAAGAACTCCAGAATAAGGTTCTGTACAGGGATAATCCTGTAGGAGAACCTAATGTGATGGAGAACAGCATTGATATGAATGGTTTTGACATTCTTAATGCTGGACAAGTTTTCTCTGCCGAAGGCAGGTGGGCCACGATTGACGAGCTTGAAGCGATTGAAGCTAACGTCAATACAATGAAGAATACAACAGAGCTAGCTCGTGACCAATCGATCGTATACGCTGCTGACGCTCAGTTTGCTAGTATTGAAGTTCAGACGCTCTACGATAGTTTTGATGACCGATACCTTGGTGTAAAAACATCTGATCCCGCTGTAGATAATGACGGCAGTCCACTATCCACAGGGGTGATGTATTTCAGAAGCTCCGGCACTCCGATTATGAGAGTGTTTAATGGAGGAGCTTGGCAAGATGTGGGCAGCATCACCACTACTACAACTACCTCTATCGATCCTGTTCTTTGGGCTTCTCAACTTGAAGCAGAAACAGCAACTAGCGAAACAAAGGTAATGAACCCCAAGAGGGTGTCAGATGCCATTAATAAACTGGTTAAAGAGGGGTTCACTACCACAGGTGCGATTACTCTTCCAGGAAATGCCTCTACAGCTCTCCAGGCAGTTCCGAAGCAGCAGCTTGATGCAGCAATTGCATCAATTTCAGCAGTTCCTTCAGGAAGTGTTACAGCTTTTGCTGGATCATCTGTTCCTGCTGGATGGTTAGAGTGCGACGGATCGGCTGTGTCTCGTACTACTTATGCTGCTCTGTTTGCAGCAGTTGGAACAACGTATGGCGCAGGAGATGGGTCCACTACGTTTAACCTGCCCCAACTCCGAGGAGAGTTTATTCGTGGATGGGATAACGGACGAGGAATCGATTCTGGACGTGCTAGAGGATCTGCTCAGCTCGATGCTTTCCAAGGTCACGAACACAAGTTCTACGACATCAAAAATGGAGGAGGTGGTGGGTATAACGGTGCCGGATCAAATGACTGGACTCGTACTACTTATGAGATTGTAAAGAAGAGTGATACGTTTGGGGAGCCTAGAATTGCTCCTGAAACCCGTCCTCGTAACATTGCAATGTACTACATCATCAAAACATGAAAACTGAACATTTTAAACCTAGGCGCTATATCAGCACTCCCTGGCTATTCCGTCTTCTCCGTCCTCTCTGGGCCCTCTTCGGTAACGAAGACGATGGCTTCTACGGAGATGAGAAATGGAGAGCAGGAAGGGAGAAGACTGTCGGACTAGCCATCAAATGGTGGTTCCGCAATCCCTTTCACAATCTGTTCTTTTACATCATCGGTGTAGCAGATCGAGAACGAACAGTGTATTCTTTTGGGGAATGGGGCAGCCCTGGCTGGTCATTCCATGTTGTAAATTGGAAGTTTCTCTATCTACCTTTCATTTCCTACAGCGGAAAGATTGATTTCTACATCGGATGGAGGCCATACGGAGCATTTGGAGTAAAGCTGAAAAATGGAGATCGTTAAACAAACACAGCACGTCATGGAAACCATCCCAGATAGTGCAAAAGTAATTGCTACAGCAGCAGCTCCTATGGCCTCCCTCTTTGGATTGACGGTAGAAGAATGGTCTTTCGTCCTCTCAGGAATTGTGGCCCTACTGTTCATCTTGGAAAAGCTCTATCGATTCTATAAGTGGGTGAGAAATGAGCCTGAAAAATGTAATCCTCCAGAATAAATGGCTTATTGGGGCTACTTCGGCAGCCCTAATTGCTGGTGCAACCTATTGGGAAGGGGTTAGATATGCTCCCTATTACGATGTGGCTGGAGTTCCAACTGTCTGTATGGGATATACTGGTCCGGGAATCACTTTTGGTAAGCGTTACAGCCATGAAGAATGCACAAAACTCCTTAAACAAGAGCTAATTGAGCATGGAAATGGCGTTTTAAGCTGCATCACCCGTCCTATGAAGGAGAATGAGTACAATGCCTTTACCCTTATGGCATACAACATTGGTGTGCAAGCCTTCTGTGGCTCACAGGCAGCTAAACAGTTCAATTTAGGGAATACGAAGCTCGCTTGCGACTTAATCGCCTTTGATTACAAGGGACACCCTAATTGGAGCTATGCAGGAGGTAAGTTTTATAAAGGCTTGCACAATAGAAGGCTCTACGAGCGTTCAATGTGCCTAGGGGATGCCAATGTATACAAGAGCTAAAATAATCGCTTCTGTGGCTGTTTTAGCGGCTCTATGGGCCTTCCATGAATATGACAAGGCTCAGGCTGTGAAGCTAGTACGGCAAGAGATGGTTCTCAAGGCTAAGGAATACGCGGAGAGGACTGAAAGAGCCACTAAGGCTCTTGAAGCCTCCCTTCGTTCAGAAAGTAAGCAGAAAGATGCTAAAATCGATTCTATTCAGCGTCAGCTTGCTGACACTATTAAACGGCTGCAGCAGCGTCCAGTACGTCCCAACGTCGTTACAGTTACCGAAATTAGAGAAGCCTGCACAGGAAGAGAGCTTTACAGAGAGGATGGAGAATTTCTTGCAAGGGAAGCTGCCCGAGCTGAAAGAATCCTCGAAGAAAGGAACTTCTACTGGCAGCAATACGAAAACGCAAGAGTGAAATTGGAGGAGCTTAATGATCGACAAGACTAAACTTGTAGACGGTCAAGGCAAGCCTCTCACACAGTCTCTGTTCCTTGAGATTGGATACACTGATTTCTCCGTATACACGCTGAAAGATCAGGACTACGAATACAACGATAAAGTGTATCCATCTCTCAAACGTCTCTACTTAGAGATGGAAGACCCCACCGAATATGAATTCGCTAACGAATGTTTGCTAGGTTGGAGACATTGGATTAGATTGTGTGAGAATAAGCAGATTGCTAAACACATTGACGAATGGAGAGCAGAGTTGGAATACAAACTCCGCTCTAAAGCTGTTCGTATGATGCTGTCTTCCGCTAAGGAAGGCAATTACCAAGCTGCTAAATGGTTTGCAGATAGAGGATGGTCTAATAAGGGTGCTGGAAGGCCCTCTAAGGCCGATGTAGAACACGAGAAGCAAGTGCAAGCACGTCTGGGAGAAGAATATTCTGAAGACGTTGTGCGACTGTTTCAAAGAACGTAAGAGGACATATGGCTGATATTTTCCGTAAAACACGAAGAGATCGTGAAGAAGCTGCTGGTCTTTCGGAGAAACCTCCTGAAAAGAAGAAGGAATCTGAGCAACCTCAGATGACTCAAGCTGATTTTCTTTATGGGTATAAGAGGAAGGATGGCGGAGATCGCCCTCCTATGTCTAAGAAGTGGGTTGAAAAGTAATGGTATTAGAAGAAGAGAAGTGGCGAGTAGACGCCCAGAAAAAGCTAGAAAAGATGCCAGAAGAGGCAAAGCAGATTCGGGAAGCTGCCCTACAGGACCTCTTCTTCTTTGCTAGATTGGTTAATCCTGGATACATGTACGGAGATGTACATAAGGAAATCTTCAAATGGATGGAGGAGTATTCCTTATTCGGTCAAGGTAAAGCTGATGTAACCAATAAACTGATTATGCTCCCTCGTGCTCATTTGAAGAGCCATATGGTGGCTACATGGGCTTCTTGGATTATCACAAGACATCCTGAAGTGACTATTTTGTATGTCTCTGCTACTTCAGGACTTGCTGAGACACAGCTCTATGCGATCAAGAACATCCTCACCTGCACCCCGTATTCTCGTTATTTTCCTGAATATGTGCACCCTAACGAAGGTAAGAGAGAGCGTTGGTCTCAGTCGTCCATTTCCATCGATCATGTAAAGCGTAAGACTGAAGGTGTTCGAGATCCAACTATTGCAACAGCAGGTCTAACCACAAACACCACAGGCTGGCACGCTGATATTCTCATTCCTGATGACTTGGTTGTCCCTGAGAACGCATACACAGAGGATGGTCGAGAGAGCGTTGCTAAGAAAAGTTCTCAATTCACGTCTATCTTGAATGCTGGTGGGTTTACGATGGCCTGTGGTACTCGTTACCACCCTTCTGACATCTACGCTACATGGAAGAAACAAGAATACGACATCTTCGATGAAGATGATAATGTCATCAACCGTGTTCCTGTCTGGGATGTGAAAGAGTACACTGTCGAGCGAGATGGAGTTTTCATCTGGCCGCGAGCAGTGCGTCCTAGCGATAACAAAGCATTTGGATTTAATAGCCAAGTATTGGCTAAAATCAGAGCGCAGTACGAGGATCGAATTCAATTCTACGCTCAATACTACAACGATCCTAACGACCCAGGCTCCAATCGTATTAGTCGTGACAAATTTCAATACTACGATAGGAAGTTTCTAAAACAAGAGGGCGGTAGCTGGTATTTTAAGAATAAACGACTAAACATCTACGCAGCAATCGACTTCGCTTTCAGCCTGAGTAAGAAAAGTGACAACACAGCAATCGTGGTTATCGGCATTGATGAAGAAGGTTTCATCTATGTCCTGGACATTGATTGTTTTAAGAGCGATAAGATTAGTGAGTATTTTGCTCATGTTGCTCAATTACATTCCAAGTGGGGTTTTAAGAAACTTCGAGCAGAAGTTACAGTCGCTCAAAGCATTATTGTGAGAGACTTGAAAGACAAAATTCGGGAGGATGGTCTTTCTATCTCCATTGATGAACACAGGCCCACTAGAAACGAAGGTACTAAAGAGGAACGTATCGCAGCCGCTCTGGAACATCGCTACGATAACATGTCCATCTGGCACTATAAGGGAGGGTATAACGATGTCTTGGAAGAGGAGCTTGTTCTCGCCCGTCCAGCGCATGATGACATCAAGGATGCTCTGGCTTGTGCTGTGGAAATTGCCATTAAGCCAAAGAGGGGCAGAGGAATTGACTCGCCGAGTGGTAATGTTTTACAATTCAACAGCCGCTTTGGTGGCATTAAGTTCAAATAAGGATAGGAATGGCAAAGAAACCGTTAACAATCGATGAATTTGGTCGACAAGATATTGCCAAATTTATTGCCCATACATGGGACAAATACAATCAACAACGCTTAGAGCAGATTGAAAAGTGGAAAGAACAACGTAACTATGTCTTCGCTACTGACACGTCTACAACTTCAAACAAGTCTCTTCCTTGGAAGAACTCTACAACTCTTCCAAAACTATGCCAGATTAGAGACAATCTCCATTCCAACTATATCAGTGCTCTATTTCCTAATGACCAATGGTTGAGGTGGGAAGCCTATAGCCTCCAGGACGCTACGAAAAAGAAGAGTAAGGCCATCGAGGCTTACATGGCAAACAAATGCCGTGAAGGCGGTTTTAAGCGCATCCAGAGCCAGCTCCTGTATGACTACATCGACTACGGTAATGCTTTTGCTACGGTGGACTTTGAAAGCCAGTATCGTACCGATGCTATGGGTAAGCGGGTGCCTGGTTATGTTGGCCCTGTCGCTCGCCGTATTAGCCCTTACGACATTGTCTTCAATCCTCTTGCTCCTTCTTTTAAGGATTCGTTCAAGATTGTCCGAAGCATTAAGACGGTTGGAGAGCTGGCAGTAATGGCTGAAGAACAGCCTGACAATGTTTGGCTGGCCACTGCCCTGAAGAATCGCACTAAAATCAATGCTCACATGAATGCCTATGGACTGGATGATTTCCATAAGCAAGAGGGCATTATGATTGACGGATTCGGGAACATGCAAGAATACCTCCAAAGCGGGTATGTGGAGCTTCTGACGTTCTACGGGGACATCTATAACCCTGAGACAGGAAAGCTGGATAAAGGACGTGAGATCGTCGTTATTGACCGCATGTGGAAGATCCAAGACAGAGAGCTTGTTTCTTGGTTTGATACTGCTCCTATTTTCCATGTTGGTTGGCGTATTCGCCCTGACAATCTGTGGGGCCAAGGCCCTCTCGAGAATCTTGTTGGTATGCAATACCGAATGGACCATTTGGAGAACGCTAAAGCTGACGCTATGGATTTGGGTATTCATCCTCCTCTTGTGATTAAGGGAGAGGTTGAAGAGTTCAACTATGGACCCGGAGAGGAAATCCATATTGACGAGAACGGAGATGTCACGGAACTCGCTAGAAACGCTCAATGGGTGCTTCAGGCAGATAATGCCATTGATCGCCTAGAAATGCGTATGGAGCAGTTTGCAGGGGCCCCTAGAGAGGCTATGGGCATCCGCTCTGCCGGTGAGAAGACTGCATTTGAAGTGCAGCAACTTCAGAACTCGGCTTCTCGTATCTTCCAAGAGAAGATCAATACGTTCGAGACAGAACTACTTGAACCTCTTCTGAACGCCATGCTTGAGACGGGGAGACGTAATCTTGACGCTAACGATGTAGTCAAGAGCATGGATAATGATCTGGGCATCGCTACGTTCATGGAAGTGACGAAGGAAGACATCACTGCTAACGGGGTGATTCGCCCTATCGGAGCTAGGCACTTTGCTGCTCAAGCGCAGCTTGTTCAGAACCTTACACAGCTTGCTAATACACCTGTTTGGCAACAGATTGCTCCTCACGTCAGTGCTAAGAGTCTTGCTACGCTTGTTGAGGACGTTATGGGCTTGACTCGTTTCGCTCTTATCCAGCCTAATGTGGCAGTGTTTGAGCAACAAGAGCTACAACAGCTTTCTAATCAAGCAGGGGAAGAGAACGAGATGATGATGATGCAGGAGCCTCTCCAATGAAAACATCTCTAGTTGCTGGATTGACGAAAGAAAAAGCAACGGAAGTACGAAGCGAATTTATTCATTCTGTACATTTTAGGGAACGCCTTATTGACGTGTTAAACGGCAAGAAGGCTTCCTTCCGTTCTGAGGTTACGTCTAAGACTTCTTACGAAAGCCCTAGCTGGGCTTTCTTACAAGCAGATGCTATTGGCTACGAAAGAGCAATTGATGAAATTATTTCTCTTTTAATGGCTAAAAAAGACGAAATTTGAGGTCCTAGCTATGTAAGCTACGGATTACATAAGCGTGAGTGAGCGAAGCGAACGGAACGAGCGGTTAGCGAGTGCAGTGAGTGGAGCGAACGAACCTTATGAATACCGTGAGAGAAAGAATTAGAAATACTGAAGAGGGAGTGAGTGAAACGAACGACCCTTCAGAATATATACATTGCGGGATTGGTATAGTGGCTGTGCCCTAGCCTTCCAAGCTAGTGAGGTCGGATCATTCCCGACATCCCGCTCCATATCTGCTCTGTTAGTTTAATGGTAGAACAATGGCTTTGTATCCCATTGGTGGCTGTTCGATTCAGTCACGGAGCACCAAAAAAGATAACACCTCTCAAGCCTAGAAATTAGAGGGATCTCTGATTGCTGGCCTGTGTAACGGGCGATGCTCAAACCGAGAGGTTAATTTATGAAGGAACAGACGAATGTCAGACCAGACTTCGATCTTCGGAACGAATAATCCGCAGGAAACCCCTGCATCCCCTACTCCTACCCCTAACGCTGATCCTGTTGCCACCATGCTTCAGTCGATCAAGAACGAAAAGGGAGAGCCTAAGTACAAGACTGTTGAAGAAGCCATGAAGGCCCTGCAACATTCTCAAGCCTATATCCCAGCTATCACAGAAGAAAAAAAGAGAATGGAATATGAGCTTGAGCAATTGCGGAGTCAAGTGAGCAAAGTCAACGAGCTTGAAGATACGGTTAAGAAACTGCTTTCCAATACGTCTGCTCCGGCTACCCCCGCAGCACCGACTATCGATGAAGGTAAGATTAAGGAGTTGATCTCTAACAGCATCAATGAAGTGAAAACTAAGGAAGAGATGGCTAACAACGCTAAGGCTGTTGTTGCCACTGTTGCTTCTAAGTTTGGCGATAAAGCTGAAGAAGTTTTCTACGGAAAGGCTGCTGAATTGGGTATGAGCAAGGCCGAGATTAACCATCTCGCTGCAACTCGTCCCAAGGCCGTTTTGAGCCTCTTGGGTATTCAAGACACCGTTGTGCCGCCACAGAGCCGCCAACAATCTACTCAAGGTACGGCCCTTAACACTGCTGGGGTTGAACCCACGCAAACTACCTACATCGGTAAGAACAAAGAACCTGTCATCATTGGTGCAACAACTCAACAACTTCGTCAAGAATCAGATCGTTCTAAGAAGATGGTTGAGGAACTGCACGCACAAGGGAAGACTGTCTACGACCTTACCGATCCAAAAACCTATTTTAAGTATTTCGGATAAGGAATAACAAATGTCGCAAAACCGCGCTAACAGCACGGCCTTCATTGAAGCCGAACAGTATTCGAGCTTCATCCTGCGTAACCTGCAAGATGGCCTGCTCCCTGGTCAGTTCTACCGTAACGTCTCCGACTTCGGTTCTGGCTCGACCCTCCATATCAAGACCGTTGGTACGGTCACCATCCAAGACGGCGCTGAAGAAGTTCCGTTCGACTACACTCCGATCGAATCGGGTGAAGTGACCCTGACCATCACTGACTACGTTGGCGATGCTTGGTACGTCACTGACGAGCTGCGTGAAGACGGTGCTCAAGTGGAAGCTCTGATGTCGGCTCGCTCTAGTGAATCGACTCGTGCCATCCAAGAAACCTTTGAAACCCGTTTCCTGGCTAAGTGCAACAGCTCGCAAACCAACGCTAACGCTAATGCGATCAACGGCTTTGCCCATCGTATTGCTTCGGCTGAAGTTAACAACGTCATCTCGCTGAACCATCTGATTTCGATGAAGCTGGCTTTCGACAAGGCTAACGTGCCTGTTGGTGGCCGTGTTGCTATCGTTGACCCGGTGGTTGCTGCCACGTTCGACAAGACCATCAACTTTGGTCGCGATGTCACCCCGTTCGGTGAGAAGATCCTGGAGAACGGTTTCGCCCGTGAACACAGCTTCATCATGAACCTGTACGGCTGGAACATCATCACCTCTAACCGCCTGCCCACTGGCTCGTTCAGCGACGGTACGACCACTGTGTCGAACGGTGTTGCTAACATCTTCATGTGTGTGGCTGACGACAACACCAAGCCCATCATGGCTGCATGGCGTCGTATGCCCAAGGTGGAAGGTGAACGTAACAAGGACCTGCGTCGTGATGAGTTTGTGACCTCGGCTCGTTGGGGCTTCGGTACTCAGCGCGTGGATACCCTGGGTGTTGTGATTACCTCCGCTGTTAACTCCTAATTAGAAAGGTAATCTAATGTCCTATAGTAACTCCCACGGCCTCGGTGTTTACACCAACTACGGCTCTCGTAACACTGGTGGTACGGTTGGTAGCGAAGCTACTGATACGTCGACCCGTGATTACAGCATCACCTTCACTGGTGAATCGCTGAACAGCGGCTTCTTGCCGCCTGTCACCCTCCCGAAGGGTGCCAAGCTGGTTAAGGCTGTTCTTCGTGTTGATGAAGCATTCAGCATCACCGGCACCTCTCCTACCGTCATCTTCGGTGGCACGGCTCCTGCAACTAACGGCATCGTCCTGACGGAAGCAGAGCTGGAAGCTGTCGGCACTAAGACGCCTGCTTCGACGGGCACTGGTACTTGGGCTGTGGCTTCTGCCACTGGCACGACTGCTGCTGAGAAAATCACTAAGACACTCGGCGGCACTTCTCCTGTTGTGTCCTCGACTGTCG